TCAAAGCTACATTCACTCGTCTTCCTCAACGTGAAGAACTTCCTATCGAAGTTAACGAAACACTTATCGTCGAATTGTACTCCAAATAATACATACAGTTCTACGAATGCACAAAGCACAGTACTTATTCTTATAGGTACTGTGCTTTTTCTTTTAAAAATAGTTAGAATTTGTGTGCGTTGCTCAACCGTTGCACAACCTTTAACTAAATGATGACGGTATTTTATTTACTTCTTCGATGTACTGCTCAATCGTTTTATGGGTATACACATCTGCAGTAATGTCTTTACTTTGTGTGTGGCCAACGATAGCTTTTAGCACATATCGATCCATTCCATAATTACTAGCTAGGGTTACAAACGTATGTCTAGTGTCATGCGGCAAGTGGTCAGAGATACCGACCTCTTTGCAAAATCGTTTTATCGGCTTTCCTAGGTACTTTGATGTGTACCCTTGAGGGATAAGTGTATCAGATTTAGAAACGCTCGCCTTGGCGTAAATTTCGCGATAAAAAGGCATAACGCAGTCGGCAATAGGTATCAATCTATCCTTGCCGGCTTTTGTTTTTACACCACCGATGATGTAGCGTTCCTCCAGGTGCACGTTTTCAAGCTTAATGGATAATAGCTCTATCGGGCGCATGCCGGAGTAGATATACATTAATAGGAGCTTGGCTATATCTAGGTAAGCATGTTCCCATATGATTTGAATTTCAGCCTCTGTAAATGGCTTATGGATGTCTGACTTCTCAGCTGGTTTTAATTCAAGGAGTGCTGCATAGTTCTTAACGATGATATCGTTCTTAATAGCAGACTCAAAAGCGCCATTCAAGCCTTTTAATATAATAGCTATAGATGAACGACTTAAATGGCTATTTTCATCAATAATAGCCTGTAGGTGCACAAGTTTAATCTCTTGTATAGGTTTATTCCAAATCGATGTTAACTTCGCTTGTGCGGTCGAATATCCGCCTTTTTTGACATCTATTCCTTTTCGCTCTTTGTCAGCTATCATCCAACGCCAACATTCACTAAATAATACCTTCTTAGTCTCAAACTTCTCTGGATAGATACCATACTCTGATAAGGCGTCCCATGCCTCTTTTGATTTAGCATAATAGCCAATCGTCTTACGCTTACACTTGCCTGTCTCATCGTAGCCAATCGTTACGACTGCACGGTAAGGCTTGCGTAAGGGTTTATGTTTCATTTTGTAAACGGATCCAGAACCGTTTGCCCTTTTCATAGCCATAGATATACAACCTCCTATGGTAATTCTTTTACGGAAGTAGTATAATATGTGTATAGGAAAAACTAAATACACCACCCCGTGCTATTTGGTTTTAAGTGGCGGCATCGTTAACTCGGTGTCGCTTTATTTTTATTTAATTGGGATTATATACTAATTTATTTTCTTTATCGATGATATCTGTTAGCTTTTCAGCAGTAATAGGGATTTCAATTTTATCGCCATTACCGTTGATGAACTTAATTGTATACGGGGCGTTAAGCACTACATTTTTAGGAAAAGCGTAATACACGACCGCATAGCTATGTGGCATCGCGTCATAAATAACAGGGTCCATCTGTTCAGGCATAACATACTTACCGTCTTTTTCAATTAATAATCGTTGCGATGGTACTTGTTGAGCTACAGTACCGGCTATTGGATTCTTAAGATGCATTGCATAAGTGGCAATATATACATAGTCATTGCTATTTACTACTGCACTCTTAAATGTTTCTCCAGGAAAGATTAGGCGCTCGTCTTTAGAGTAAGCGATGTACTTTGTTATTGCGCCAGGGGTAACTAATACGGCCGCACCGCCTGCGCCACTCCGGAGTTCAACACCGTAATTGACAGGATTTTCTAATTTGCGGTCCGTCTTATATGATTGGCCAACACTCCATATTTTGTTGTACGTATCCGAAGTTACATCGATAAACTGTGCGGCAAAAGAAGTACTTACAGATAGACTGAACATAACCATTAAAGGCAATAATTTACGCAATTTCATTTTTTTATCTCCCTGTGTTAAATAATATAATGATAAAAGTCGATTCCGTTAAGGTCGCCATCTTCAAGTTGAGACAGTCTAACCATACGCTCGACTAAATTAACATGATGATCTACATAAAAGTCATCATGAATAATATGACTTAACTCATGCTTTATTTCCTCCCTCATGCGTTCATGGGGGAGGTTTTTATTAATGTAGATATTATGAGTATCTACATCCTCTGACTCTTCAGAAACCGCTTTAGCATTTGGTAAGTCACAATAGATAAGGTTAATAACCAATACTACCACTCTCCCTTGTGTGTATTATTTGTGCTTAGATTTTAAGAACTCTATGTATTTGACTGTTTCTTCCATGTCCTCCTTACTTATATCTTTAGCGGCAGAGAAGAGCATACGGGCCCCTGGTCGTGTGCGTAGGTACTCGGCGAACTCAGCGGCTTCTCGGTCTGTGTAGTAGCCTTCGGTGTATTTCTCTACCAATTCAGATTTAGGAACGCCAAAATAGTTTGCCAATAATTCTATTTTATCAATTCTAGGGTATGTATTCCCCTTTACCCAATCGGTAAACGTAGTATACTTTAACCCTAAATCAGCACAGATTTTATTGCGATCTATTCCTCGACTATCCATTAGTCGTTGAATGTTTTCAGCCATAATAGCTTTATTACCTAAATCACTCATAGAAAAACCTCTTTATAACGTATTATATTAATTAATATGTCTATATTTTACGATAAATTCGTAATAAAATCAATAATTTACGGAAATTTTACGATAGTTTAAGTTTAATTTATGGACATTACGGATAAACCGTAGTAGAATGATGACTGTAAAGAAGAAGTGATTATCAAGAAAGGAGGTAGCTTATGAAGTATACATTAAAGATGTTACGGGCTTCAAAAAACTGGTCTCAACTTACGGCATCTAAAGCAATTGGCGTATCTGTTGATACTTGGGGAAATTGGGAGCGCAAACGCTCTTATCCTGATGTTCCTCACATAAAAAAAATACAAGAAGTATTTGGTGTAGCGTATGATGACATTATTTTTTTATAGTTGATTACGGTTAAACCGTTACGGAGGTATTCACTATGAAACAACAAATATCGGACATTACTCCAGTAGTCGCAGCATTAGATAGATACATCATAAGTACTCTTGATAATGGCTACTTGGAAGAAGTCCAAAGCGTAGCAGACCTAATTAGTGTAAGGATCGCATTGGTATCTACGCACCAAGAAATGACCAATAAGGAACGGGCATTACCTGTTAGACAGAATGGTCAAACACTCTATGCTAGACGTACAAAATAGCCCCCTCGGTACCGCAAATACCGAAGAGGCTCAATCAAAAAATAATTCGATTAACTTAAGTATACAACAACGAAAGGTAATTATCCATGAAAACAAATAAAGTACTCGCAACAACATCTATCATCTCCGCATTGGCGGTTAACGTATTCGCATCTGGCGTAGTTACAGGCCCTGTAGAGCCTAATACAATGGCACCTACAGTCAATGGCTATAACAGTGCTGCATTAGGCGTAAACACAACTGTTAGTGGCGCAAGCACTATTGTGCTTGGCCGTGACAACAACGTGGTAGGTGATAACAACGTAGTAATCGGTTCTAACAATGGTACTATCAACGCCGGTCAAAGTACATTTATTGGCTATAACAACACAAGCGTAGATAACAGTCAAGAACAAACTGTAATTGGTGCTAATAGCACTGTCGGTGGCCAAGGTGCAATGGCGCTAGGTACTCATGCTGTAGTAACCGCTTGGGACGCAGTTGGTGTAGGTAACAACATTATCGCAGACAAACAAAACTCCGTAGCTATTGGTACAAACTCTGTTACAGATGATGCGGTCGGGGTAAATGGTATCGACATCAACGGTACACGCCACATCTTCGCAGGAGAACAACCGGCTAGCGTGGTTAGCTTCGGTGCTCGTAACCGTGCAGGCGCAGGCGGTGTTACCTACTACAATAGACAATTACAAAACGTTAGCGCCGGCAGGGTTGAAGCGGATAGCTTAGACGCTATTAACGGTAGCCAACTTTACGCAGTAGTAGATGAAGTTAATACCATTGGAGGCACAGTAAATGCGCATACTCAACAAATTAATCGAAATGCTAATAATATTGGCGCTAACACTAACCGCATTAATAACCTTGAAGGCACTGTTAACACTAACACTACTACTATTAACAATCTAGCAGGTGTACTTGCTACTACCCAAGGTCAAGTAAAGGTAAATACAAAAGACATCGCAGACCTCAAAGGTAAAACAACCGCAACAGCTAATACTGTAAATAACTTAGTCGCTAAAACAGATGCTAATACTACTGCTATTAGCCAAGTAAATGATCGTGTGTCTGATACTAACCAACGTATCGATAACTTAGGTACTCGCTTTAATGACGTATCCCAACGAATGAATAAATTAGGTGCAAGCTCCGCAGCACTAGCAGGTCTACATCCTCTTGAATACAACAAGGATGACAAAGGCAACTTCGCTATTAGCTATGGCCATTACCGTAATGCAAATGCAGTAGCATTAGGTGCTTTCTATAGCCCTAATGAAAAAGTACGTTTAGGCTTCGGTATCACACTAGGTGGTGAAACTCAATTCAATATTAATGCTGCGTTCCGTACAGGTAAAGGTTCTGAATATGAACCACAAGCTAAGAATGGCGAACTTGAACAACTTCGTAAGGAAGTAGCTGAATTAAAAGCATTAGTTACTAAATAGGAGGTAGTCATGATAAAGAAAACAATCGCAGTTTGCCAAATGGCCACTGTCCTAGGATGGTCACTAACTGCGGTACGTGAATGTATCGCCAGGGATAAGTTCCCATTCGCACAATGTTGGCAATGCCAAGGTAAGAAGGGCAGAACATTCTCTATCGATAAAGAAGGCTTCCGGTTCTACCTAGAACATACGCTAGGATGGACCGCAAGCAAAATTGATAAAGAGTTCAAAGAAGCTCATATTCATTAACTCAACGAGGTGTACAGAAATGCTTACAGCAATAAAAGTAATCGGCTTCATCTTAATCATCGGAGCTATGGGCTCTTTAGAACTTGACAGAGTATCATTCGGAGGGTTCTTAATGCAAATCATGTTAGGCGGCCTGTTGATCATATCCGCTACCCAACATGAACGGATTAAATATCTAAAGGAACGATTGTATGGCACGCACTGAACGTAACTACAGACTCCGCCAGGATGTGTTCTACAAGCTATGGAACGATAAGTCAGATAAGTTCAAAACTCAAAAGGCTATCCAGGATGCTGCTGAGTTATCAAAGTCTACCATTAGACGGTTACTACTTGGTAACCGGGTAGACTACAACACAGCTCACGCCATAGCTAAGGTATTTAAGGTTGAAATACCTGTATTGTTTGGTGAGGTGATTAGTTATGAAAGATTATAGTGGCCCACATCCAGTGATGCACATGGCTGTGCTAAGAAAGGGGCTAGACCTAAAAGAGTTAGTCTATGAACGCACGCCATACGGATTTGTTACATGGTGTCATGAAGTCGGTATTAGTCCTAGAATTATCAAGTTAAATCGCGGTGACTGTTGCCGCATATCTACTGCAGAACTCATAGCTAAAAACCTACGAATGTCCTTTAACTCCATATTTAAGCATACGACTATAAAGCAAAACTCATGGGGTAATAGGTTCGGATATAAGTTAAAGCATGATGAATTTAAAGCCTTGCTAACTAAAAGGAAGCTGAATGTACAAGGCGCTGCTGAAATATGTGGAGTGCATTTCGTCACACTATATAGCTATTTAAGAGACGAGAAAGTGGCTAGATTTAAAACTGCGGTCCTAATTGCAGATGGGCTTAAAGTTCCAATCGAAACAATATTCCAAGTACAAGATTACTAATACAAGAAAGGTAAACATAATGGACAAGATTAAAATCAATTCATTTGAACTAGAAAACGTGAAACGCGTTAAAGCCGTTTCATATGAACCTACAGAAAATGGTTTAACCGTCATCGGCGGAAAGAATGGCCAAGGTAAAACTTCTATATTAGATGCCATCGCCTGGGCGCTTGGTGGAGCCAAATTTGAACCCTCCAGTGCTGCACGTGAAGGCAGTTATAATCCACCTAAGCTTGAAGTAAAGCTATCCAATGGCCTCGTGGTAACACGAACTGGTGCTAACAGTACCCTAAAAGTATTGGATCCAGAAGGTAAGAAATCTGGCCAAAAGATTTTAGATACATTTATTGGTCAATTAGCCTTAGATCTTCCGAAGTTCATGGAAATGAGTGACAAGGAAAAGGCTAATGAATTACTTCAATTATTGGGCGTAGAAGACGAGTTAAAGAAACTCGAAGGTGAATACCAAGAGGTGTACGCTAAACGTCATTCTATAGGGCAAATTGCCAATCAGAAAGACAAATACGCTAAAGAGTTACCTGCATATGATGAAGTTCCACAGGAACCTATCAGTGCATCGGAGCTTATTAAACAGCAACAAGATATCTTACTTCGCAACGCTGAGAACCAAAAGAAACGCAATAACGTATCTGCTATCAAGGCTCAGATGGTGACTGTTAACAATATGGTTGACGAAGCTCAACGAAAGTTAGAAGAGCTTCAAGCTAAGCAGACACAACTAGCTGAAGATTATGATATCGCAACGACTGCAGCTAAAGACCTAGAGGACGAATCTACCGCAGAACTTGAGGAGCAAATCAAGAATGTAGACGAAATCAACTCTAAAGTGCGTGCTAACCAAGAACGCCAACGTGCGCTACAAGAAGCTGCAGACTTCAAACAAGAATACGATGAGTTAACGGACGACATTCAAGACATCCGTGATCGTAAGAATAAATTACTTGAGTCTGTAGATATGCCACTACCAGGGTTATCTATCCAGGAAGGTGTGCTTATCTACAACGGAAAACAATGGGACTGCATGAGTGGTGCTGAGCAACTAAAAGTAGCTACAGCTATTGTAAGAGCACTTAACCCTAAATGTGGCTTCGTATTGATGGATAAGATGGAACAAATGGACGTCGATACTATGAAAGAATTCGGTGGGTGGTTGGAGAAAGAGGGGCTACAAGTTATCGCCACTCGCGTTACGAACAACCTAGATGAATGCTCCATCATCATTGAAGATGGCCACATTAAGGGCGAAGAGTTCAGCACTACAGGTAAAACTACTAAGGCTAAATCTAAACCTAAAGCAGAACCTAAAAAAGATGTAACAGAAGAACCTAAAGTAACAGATGATTGGGGTGAATTTTAATGAATATTACTACTGGGAAAAGAAAAAGAGCTCAAAAATGTGTTGTGTATGGTACCGAGGGTATTGGTAAAACCACCTTTGCTAGTCACTTCCCTTCTCCTGTCTTTATTGACACAGAAGGAAGTACAGACCACCTAGATGTGGCACGTACTGAAAAGCCTACATCGTGGACAATGCTTATCTCCTTTATTAAGGAATTTGCTATGATGCCAGGTGGCTATCAAACATTAGTCATTGATACTATCGACTGGGCTGAGCAACTATGTGTAGAGCATATCTGCGCTCAACATCAAAAGAAAGGTATTGAAGAGTTCCCTTATGGAACAGGCTATGTATTTGTACGTGAAGAAATGGGTCGCTTCCTTAACCTACTAGATGAAGTAATTGATGCCGGAATGAATGTAGTACTTACTGCACACACACAAATTCGTAAGTTTGAACAACCAGACGAGCTTGGTGCATATGATCGCTTTGAACTAAAGCTTGGTAAGAAAACAGGTAGCCAAACTTCCCCTCTCATTAAGGAATGGGCTGATATGGTACTCTTCGCTAACTACAAAAATGAAATCATTACATCGACTACTAATAAGAAAAAGGCAGTCAATGGTAAGCGTTTAATGTACGCTACACATTCCCCTGCATGGGATGCTAAAAACCGCCATGGGTTACCTGATGTGATGCCATTTGAATATTGCCAAATTGCTCACGTTATCCCAGATGATGTACTTCCAACTGCTGCCGCTGATGAATTGGCCAAAGCAAGCACTGAGGACTACGCACCGGAAGTGGTTGAGGCTGCGAAAGCACAAACTGGCGAAGTAGTAGCTAAGGCAGAACAAAAGCCTAAAGCAGAACCTAAACCTGCAGAAGATGAAACACCACTAGTTGAAACAGCTATCCCTAAACCTTTGAAGGACTTAATGGCTAAAGATGGCGTGACATTAGATCAAGTTCAATCTGTAGTCGTAGCTCGTGGTAAATACCCTCAAGGTACACCATTTGAAAACTATGACCCGGCTTTCGTAACAGGTTGGATTATCCCAATGTGGGACAAAATTGTTGAATTCATTAATAAATAAGAAACGAGGTAACAGATTATGAGCAGCGCATTTGAACAATTAGGTACAGAAGCATTAGGTTTTAACTCCGAAGTAGTGGCTGAGGTGAAAGAATTTACTCTACTTCCTGCAGGTGTATATCCATTCGTAATCACTAACGTAGAAAAAGGCTATACAGATGTGGCCACTGCTAAAATTCCGGCTAACACACCTAAAGCAGTTATCACATTAGAAGCCGATGGTGGCGACCAAGGTAAAAATAAAGTCACTGAAAGATTGTACTGGATCCCCTCCATGATGTGGAAGGTATCTAATGTATTCATCGCTACTGGTTTAGCTAAACCAGGTGAAAAGTTTATGGCAAATCCTGACTTATTAATTGGTAAAACTGGTCAATTTGAACTGAGCCACCGCCTATATGAAAAGAATGACGGCACACAAGGTACTGCTAATGAAATCAAGAAGTTTATTCAACCTAAAGACGATAGCTTCGGAGGATTCTAATGGAATTAAGACCCTATCAGACAGAGGCTGTCAATGCCGTATGGTCAGAGTGGGAGAAAGGTAATAGACGTACCCTGTTGGTGTTACCAACGGGGTGCGGTTAACGCAAGACTATATGTTTTGCCAAGATTGCTGAGGAAGCAGTCCGCAGAGGTAAGCGTGTATTAATTCTGGCACACCGTGAAGAACTACTTCAGCAAGCGTCAGATAAAATCATGCAAGCCTCCGGACTGACTACAGCAATGGAGAAGGCTGAGCAGTCATGCATAGGTAAATGGGACCGCATCATAGTCGGTTCTGTACAAACCCTATGCCGTGACAGCCGGCTAACTCTATTTAGTAAATCCTACTTTGACACGATCATTATAGATGAAGCACATCATGCTTTATCAAGTAGCTATCAAGCTATATTAAACTACTTTGACACAGCCGATATACTCGGTGTTACTGCTACACCAGATAGGTCAGATATGCAGAACTTAGGAAAGGTATTCGATAGCCTAGCTTATGAATATACCCTACGTGATGCTATTAGTAGTGGCTACCTGGTGAAGATACAAGTACAAACATTACCACTACACATCGACTTTACTAATGTAAAGATTACCGCAGGTGACTTCCAAGCCGGTGATATTGGTAGAGTATTAGATCCATACTTAGAACAAATTGCTGATACATTAATTGACTACAAAGATAGAAAAATAGTGGTATTCTTACCACTCATTGAAACGAGCCAAAAGTTCTGCAAGATGCTCATTGAACGTGGATTCAATGCTGCCGAAGTTAATGGCAATAGTAAAGATCGTAACGAAATTACAGAGGCCTTTGCCAATGGTAAATACAACGTGCTCTGTAACTCAATGCTCTTAACTGAAGGGTGGGACTGTCCTAGTGTTGACTGCGTAATCGTACTTAGACCTACTAAATCAAGAGCGTTATATACGCAGATGATTGGCCGTGGTACTCGGTTATGCGAAGGAAAAGACCACTTATTAGTGCTCGACTTCCTATGGCACTACGAAAAACATTCGTTGTGTAGACCGGCTCACTTAATCGCTAAGTCTGATGATGTGGCAATTAAGATGACAGAGATACTTGAAACATCAAGTATGGGCTTAGAGGAAGCAGAGGAAGAAGCTGAACGTGATGTACTTGCTGAGCGTGAAGCAGCACTTGCTAAAGAGCTTGCAGCCATGCGCAAGAAAAAAGCTAAGCTTGTGGATCCATTACAGTTTGAATTCTCGATTCAAGCAGAGGACCTAACACATTATGTACCAGCTTTTGGTTATGAAGTACAAGCTATTACACCTAAACAAATAGACACTTTAGAAAAATTTGGAATTAATCCTGATTTAATTGAATCTTCAGGTAAAGCAACTTTACTCATTAATCGATTAATTAAACGAAAAGAAGAAGGGTTGGCTTCACCAAAACAAATCAGAACTTTAGAACGCTATGGATTTCAAAAAGTTGGAATGTGGACTCAAAATGATGCATCTAAAATGATAAGTAGAATTTGTGCTTCTGGTTGGAGAATTCCTAAGGGAATCGTACCTAAAACATATTATCCAGCATAGGAGAAAATAATGGGTAAATTAATTGATTTAACAGGAAAAACATTTGGCCGATTAAAAGTTATTAAATATTTAGGAAAAATTAAAGGTACCTGTTCACCCTATTGGGAATGTAAATGTTGTTGTGGAAACATAAAGGTCGTTCGAGGTGATCATTTAAGATTTGGGAAAATACAAAGTTGTGGTTGCTATGAATCCGAATTTAGAAATGCAGGAATGCCACATAAAATTCACGGAAAATCTAAACGTAGAATTGCAAAGATATTTTATGGAATGAAAAAACGTTGCTATAATCCCAACTCAAACGCTTATAAAAATTATGGTGAAAGAGGAATATACATTTGTAAAGAATGGTTAACAGATATTTTACTATTTATAAACTGGGCGCAATCTAATGGATATCAAGATAATTTAACAATTGATCGCATTGATAATGATGGACCATATAGCCCTACTAACTGTAGGTGGGTAGATGCCAAAACACAAGCCGGTAATAGAAGGCCAAGAACAAGGAGTGCAAATGGAACAGAATAAGTTAGATTTAAGAGAAGTATTGGAGTACATCGACCCAGTCGATTGCTCCTACGAAGAATGGCTTAACGTAGGCCTTGCACTTCACCACGAAGGCTATCCCATGTTTGTATGGGAAGAATGGTCATCTAATGACGGTGAACGGTTCCATCCTGGTGAATGTGAAGCTAAATGGAATTCATTCGGTGCTTATACAGGTAAACAAATTACTGGAGCTACTATCACTCAGATGGCTAAGGAGAATGGATGGACGTCTAGTCGTAGTAATCAATGGGATGCAACTGCTATTCCATTTGGGACTATGGTTATGGCTAATCCTGATCCATATAAGATTATTGATAAGACTTGGGTGGAAGCATCTGACATTGAAATTCCTAAGCACTACCCTCAAGAACAACGTGTGGAGGACTTAACAAAGTACCTCCAAGCGTTATTCGAGCCAGAAGATTATGTTGGCTATGTAAATACTGTTTATGTACATCAAGATAAAGATGGTATAGAGATTAAATCACCGACTAAAGGAAGTTATGGACGTACGCAAAATCAAATTTTAGATGCTCTGAGAGCCAATAAAAAGGTCGATGATGCAATAGGTACCCTCGATGAAGAAGCGGGCGCCTGGATACGATTTAATGCATTAGATGGTAAAGGTGTTAAGAATGATAATGTATCATCTTTCAAATTCGCATTGATTGAGTCTGACAACATGGAACTCGGAAAGCAAAAGGCTATCCTAGAGCAATTAGAGTTACCAATAGCAGCTATGGTATATAGCGGTGGTAAAAGTATCCATGCTATCGTGCATATCGATGCCAATGATTATTCTGAATATCGTAATCGCGTAGACTTCCTATATCAAATCGTACAGAAGAATGGGTTCAAGGTTGATAAGCAAAACAAAAACCCTAGCCGATTATCACGTATGCCTGGTGTGATGCGTGCCGGTAAACCTCAATTCTTAATCGCTACGAATATTGGTAAAGAATCATTCAAGGAATGGGAGGAATGGATAGCCACTGTCAATGATGACTTACCTGAACCGGAAGATTTAGAGGCACTGTGGGATAATATGCCAGACTTAGCACCTAGCTTAATCGATGGTATCCTTCGTGAAGGTCATAAGATGCTCATTGCAGGTCCATCTAAAGCCGGTAAGTCCTTCGCACTTATCCAATTATGTATCTCTATTGCAGAAGGTAGACCGTGGTTCGGGTTTGACTGTGCGCAGGGAAAAGTACTCTACGTAAATTTAGAACTTGATCGTGCTTCATGTTTACATCGATTTAAGGATGTCTATGAAGCACTGCACCAGGCACCAAATAACTTAGACAAGATATCCATTTGGAACCTTCGCGGTAAGTCACTACCTATGGACCAATTAGCACCTAAGCTAATCCGTAGGGCAGAAAAGAAAGGGTACAAGGCTATCATTATTGACCCTATCTACAAAGTAATTACAGGTGATGAAAACAGTGCCGACCAAATGGCTAACTTCTGTAACCAATTTGACAAGGTATGTAATGAATTAAAATGTGCAGTCATCTATTGTCACCACCATTCTAAGGGTAATCAAACTGGTAAACGGTCTATGGACCGTGCATCCGGTTCTGGTGTATTTGCTCGTGACCCAGATGCCTTGATTGACTTGCTAGAAATTGAAGCAGAGAACCTAGACGAAAATAAATTAGAAGGTGCTCCGGTTGATACTAGCCAATGTACTGCATGGAGAATGGAGGGTACGTTACGTGAGTTCCCTCGGTTCAAGCCTGTTGATCTATGGTTTGAATATCCAATTCATAAAGTCGATGATAGTGGCTTCTTATCTATGGCTATGTTTAAGGACGCTCAAGAAAAGGGCCTTAATAAAATGAACAAGGCTAAGCAGTCAGCCAAAGAAAAAAAGAAACAGCAATTAGTCGATGCCTTTAACATTGCTGCAGCTAAGAATGGTTTTAGTGGTCGAGCTGACATAAATGAGGTCATGAACATTATGCAGATTTCACAAAGCACACTTAGAAGATATTTGAAAGAAATGCCTATCTTCAAAGTTGAAATGGGTGAGATTGTTTCGAGTGAAAATGTTAACCTTGACAATTAATTAATAGGTTAACAATAGGTTCAGTCACACCTTATATATATATATAGGTATGACTGAAATTTTGAATCTGATTGATAGTTGGAGTACATATGGTGGGGGTCGTAGACTCCCCCACCCATATGCCTCCTATAACTAATCAATTAAAAAGGTTTGGTTAGTAGTTTTTGAATGTGATGCTGGGAGTGATTTTGAATGAATGAGGCTGATATCCAATATGTGCTTGGTAAACATTTATATTTAAAAAACATTTGCATACCAAACGTTCTGATGAGAGATAGTGGAAAGCCACCATATGAGGCTGACTTTGTTTACTTCAATCTAAACACTTTGCACTTAACAGAAATTGAAATCAAAACGGATATAAATGATTTCAGGAGTGATTTCAAGAAAGCACGTTATCACGATAATCACAATGTGATGTATCTGTATTACGCAATACCAAGAGATTTATATGATGATCATTATGAAACGATTGATAAATTACTTGGTGATGCTGGACTAATCTTAATTGATGAAATAGATACATTCGATTTTAGAGGTAATATTTATGAGTTTGGTGGCTATAAAAAAAAGGCGAAAAGAAGAACTGGTTCTGTTAAGTTGAACGAAAAAGAAAAGGAATACTACATGCGAATTGGGTGTATGAAGTGGGTAAATAGATGATGAAAACTCCATGTAAGAATTGTGAGCTGCGTACAGTTGGCTGTCATGGTACATGTGTTAGCTACATAATGTACAAAGCTAGAATGGATAGACAGTCTAAAGAACGTAATATGCAATGTGATGTGGGCGCTTATATTGGTAACAACATTAAGCGTATTAGACATAGATTAAGGAAGTGTAATAAATATGGGTTGGGATCCAATTATATCGATTGACTGGCACCATGAATTATGGGTACGGTTACGAGTAACTATGAAAGACGGAAGCAAACATACAGGATGGTGTTATATTCCTGGTGACCATGACTGGGCGAATGACCGTGGTGAGAAGAAACCTTTTAAATGTATTCGGCCATTGGTTAACCATCATATAGCACATAATGAATTGATACAACTGTATGGAAGATATTTTGAAGAGGTACCAATAGCTGAACTGAACGCTTCTTATATTAGAACATTTACAATTACTGACCGTATATTCGGTGTTCCTACTGAAGTATGGGAAGCTCATGACAGAGCTAGATATGAACGATATCAGGCTATGCGAGGTGATAAGAATGGTGATTGAATTCTTTATCCCTCTTCGTAAAGTACCAACAGGTACCCACCAACAAAAGAGGGTAACTGTTAAGAATGGTACGCCAAGGTTCTATGAGTCAGCAGAAGTGAAGGCTATCAGAAAGTTATTCACAGAAGAGCTTGCTCCACATACTCCTACGAATCCAATACAAGGTCCTATTAGATTGGTTACCAAATGGTGCTTTGGTAAGGCTAACTGTAAAAAAGCTCAATGGAAAACCACTAAGCCTGATACAGATAACCTTATTAAATTGTTTAAAGATTGTATGACTTCACTCAACTATTGGAATGATGATGCCCAGGTGTGTAGTGAAGTTACTGAAAAGTACTGGAACCCAGTCACTGGGATATGGGTTCATATTGAAACGTTAGAAGAACTACAGTGAAAGGTTGAAGCTATGAATAAAAAACTTGTATATGTTGCTCACCCATTTGGTGGTAAGGAAATCAACCGTAAAAAGATTGATGTGATCATGGGTGATTTAGTATTGAATGATTTAAATCATGACTACGTATCACCTATCCATAACTATGGGTATGTATATCTGACTGGTGATGATTACCAAAAGGGATTAGATATCTGCTTAGGTCTACTTAGTCATTGTGACATTTTAGTATTATGTCCAGACTGGCAATCAAGTCGTGGCTGTAAAGGTGAATTTGAATATGCTCAAAAACATGGCAAAGCTATCTTCACATTAGAAGAATGGAAAGCCATGAACCATATTTAGAAAGGTGGTTATATAATGGCAGTTGCAAGAACGTGTATTAGATGTAACCGTAAATTCTTAGCTAAAAAAGATGAGCAGTATTGCAAACAATGTGCTAAGGATGAGTTAATGGCTATTCTTAATAAGGATAAACCTAAAGAAGAGCCACCTAAAGAAGTAAAAGAAAAAAAAGTGCAGACTAAATGTAAACGCTGCGGTAAGCTGTTTGAACAAACTGGTAAAGGTAGACCAGCAGTTAATTGTCCAACGTGCCGAGCAGAATTAAGCGAACCTAAAGCCAAGACAATACCTAAGGATAATCAATCTAAGAAGATTAATGGAAGTACTCCAGTTATTTCCAAAAAGGAAACTACTGAATCTTATATTACCTCAGATAGCGTCAAAGACTTATATGTTACCACTGACGTGAAGCCTGTCTCAATCTCTAATATGATTGACCATCCGGCTCACTATAACAAGGGCAAGATTGAAGTTATAGACTTCATTGAGGACCAACAGTTGCCGTTTCATCTTGGTAATGTGGTCAAGTATGTTGCACGTGCCGGATACAAAGGGGATAAGCTAGAGGACCTTAAAAAGGCACGATGGTATTTAGATAGGTACATTAATGAGGTGATGAAATGAAACCACTATTTGGCGGATACGTCACATTAGATCGTCATGAATATATTATGGTGTGTGATACCTGGGACGAAGCATTAAAGGAGCTGCATTGGATAGCTAAACAATGTAAACCATGTGAAGGTATGACTATTGTTGTAGGTCGTGCTGTACCATACCCAGGTCACATCAACGTAGATGAAGTTATTCAGAATGATATTAAGCGATGCCAAGATGAGTTAGACCAAGGTGATGAGGTGTACTACCTTCATGACAATATGGTAACACCTAGCCAAAAGGCTGAATTACAAGACTACTTAACCGATGTCTACCGTGCGTGGATTAATCGGTATAACCTAAACGATGCTGCGTATCAGTTAATTAATACTACGATGTATCGGTATAGTGAAATCTTACAAGAATGGCAAGAAGTATAGGAGGCCTATTATGGAAGATAAAACAATGCGAATTATAGTTGAGTCTAACGATAAAGAGGCGTATTCATGTTCCATCGAAATGGAGAATGTTAATGGGGTAAATGCGGCTCATATGACTGTTAAGATGATGTGCGCAGTAGCAAAACAATTCGCTAAAACTCCTAATAATATTATTGGGGTTATACATGAATTACATGAACTGGCATTGGCAAATATAGAATCTTATGACATCAATGGCACGTTTACTCCGAATAAGGATGAGCAACCCTTGAAGTTAGATAAGCGATCGTTATCTTAGGTGATGCCTATGAATACTAAGTCGTGTACTGGGAGTAAGCATCCAGGGGTTAGGAAGCTACAACGGTTACTGAATAGTCGTAGGCGCATGAAGGACATTGAGTCACATCTGCAACGCCTAGAGGTGGAAGCACAAGACGAACGGTCGAGTACACCAGAGCAACAACTTAATTTAAACACTGCGCAGCGTGACCTTAATAATGAATTCCGTACACTGTCTAAGGAACGATACGAGCTATGGACATTGATATGTAAGATGCCTAATGACATTGAGCGTACGTTCCTCGAGAACAGATACTACTTTGGAATGAGCATGAAAGAGGTCATCGAGGATATGAATTATAGTGAAGCACAGATATATAATATCCAACGGAACGCAGTGAAAAGCTTTTGTCAAGTATTTTCTAAAAATAAATAAAGACAATATGCAATTAGAGGTAACACTTATGATAGGCTACAAGTGTGGAACAGAGGATACCGGGGAAAGTCCTCTACTACCACACACTGTAGGGTACGTTCATAGTGAATACCTTTCTTGTACAACACCTCCACAGGGCAAGAAGTATCATTAGGGACTACGCACAACCACGTAGTCCCTTTTGCTTACTTCTCTAAAAGTTCGACTATTGACCTTTTGTCTTTTATTTTGAGAATGAATGATAAAAGGTACTCCCTAGCGATAAAACCAGCGGTGGTCGGCTCCGCGCGATATTTGTCTCTGTGTAGGAGAATTTTAACGGTTGAAAGTTTATTTCCAAAGGACAGAAAGGAGAGGACGTGATGGCGAGTGAAAAACCACGTGTGAAATTTAATAAAGCTGGTGATTTGCTAGTATCTAGTGCGCAATTATGCGACCTTCTTCGAGTAACTCCTGAGATTATTTCGAGACACCACAAATCGGGCATGCCTAAAGCTGCAACGGGTTGGTGGAACCTCCGTGAAGTTCTCGTATATCTTGGCCAAGCCAAGGGGGATAAATCTAAAGACCAATCAGCTGCTACACGAAAGCTAATTGCTGAAGCTGACTATAAAGAGTCTCGAGCTGCGCGTGAAAAGAAATTACTCGACGTGTTAAATGGCGAGTACGTATCTCGTGCAGACGTAGCGAAAGAATGGTCAGCTCGTATCTTAGAATTAAAGTCCTCGCTCATCAAACTCGGTAAGCGAGTAGGGAGTGAGTTCACTGATCCAGAAGAACGAGCGACGGTGGAAAGGGTGGTGAGCGAAGTTGCCGAAGACTACCTCGAAAGTTACTCGCGCAAAGGCGAGTACACGCCGGAAGTCAAAACCGGTAAAAGCAGAGCCAAGAGTTAATTGGTTTCAGGAAGAGCTCGATGCTTTTAAACCACCGGAACGATACACCGTATCAGAATGGGCTGACAATTTCAGGGTATTAACAAATATATCCGCAGAGCCAGGTAGGTGGAGAACGAATCGAACGCCATATCTAAAAGAGCCTATGGACAAATTCACAGACCCTCTGATTGAACAGATTGTACTGTGCTTCGGAGCGCAAATCGGTAAGACTGAAGCAGAGCTCAATATGATTGGGTATGCTTTAGACCAAACGCAATCGCCGGTAATGATGGTGTACCCAACAGACACTATTGCTAAATTTGCTAGCGATAAGCGAGTGCAACCGATGATTAAATCGGTTAAATCTATTAGTGATAATTTTGATGAGAATAGTAAACTGCTTGAATTGGATTTTAACAACGGTAATTATATGGTACTGGTTGGGGCGAACTCACCGAGTAGCTTATCGAGCCGGTCAATCAAGTATCTATTCTTTGACGAAATAGACAAATACCCCGCCTTTTCAGGTAAGGAAGCGGATCCAATAAAACTTGCAAAGGAACGTACTAAAACGTTCGTGGACAAGAAAATAGTAATGGTATCCACTCCTACTGTTGAGTCGGGTAATATTTGGCAGGCGCTCATGAATGCGAATGAGCGCAGGCAGTATTACGTGCCATGTCCACATTGCGGAGTGTCGCAGACCCTCAAGTTCAAGCAGATAAAATGGCCAGACGAACACAACGATAATGCGGACATGATACGTGATACAGCGTATTACGAATGTGAACATTGCGGCGGACACATCCACGATAAGCACAAAATGGAAATGTTAAGACATGGAACATGGGAAGCGGTAAATGCATCGCAAAGCAAAGTCCGCTCAATTTCGTATCACTTATCGTCGATATATTCGCCGTGGGTCACGTTCGGAGACGTTGCGTACGAGTTTAAGACTTCCAAAGGTACACCTGCCTCATTAATGAACTTCATTAATTCATGGCTAGCGGAGCCTTGGAGAAGTGCTAAAACTAAGAGTACACAAAATATGCAATTTACAGAATCTACGTATCCGTGCGGTATCGTTCCAGATAAGGCAGTATTACTTATTGCATCCGTAGACGTACAGCTTGACCACTTCTGGTGGGAAGTAAGGGCCTATGCTCCAGGTGTTAAGTCTTACCTGATTGATTACGGGCAGGCAAGCACTTGGGACGATTTAGAGGAAATCATTATCCATCGAGAGTATCCATCGGAGTATGGCGAACCTCGTCAAATAATGAAAGCAGGCATTGACTCCGGCTTTAGAACAGATGAAGTATATCAGTTCTGTTCAAGATTCCCGGAAGTATGCATTCCTCTTAAAGGCTCTTCAAACCATACTACGATGACAGCACCATACACAATGACCTCATTAGAGAAAGGTGTTGTTGGCGGGTTAAAGCTATATGTATTGAATACAGATTATTGGAAAGACTTCATATTCGCGAGAATGGTAAGACCGATAAACGAAGAAGGCACGATCCATTTATACAAAGATTGTCCGCAGGAATACTCAGACCATCTAAGGTCAGAGGAAAAGCAGGAACATCGAAATGTAAAAACAGGGGCAGTAACAGTACAGTGGAAACCACTTACTAGCCATCCTGTTAACCATTTACTTGATACATGTACTTACAACGCAGCAGTAGCAGATATTGCCGGCGTTAAATATTTAATGGAGCCAGAACCTTATGAGGAATCCGAAGAGGCCCAAACATATGAGGACTACAGCGGAGGCATAGGGGACACTGGCCATTGGTTTAGATAGGAGGTGAACCATGAGCGATGTAAATGAACAACTTGAACGTGTGCGCCAAGTCATCGAGGATATCGAAACCAAAGGATATTCCGAGTTGCAAATTGGCGGTAAGCGGTTCAAGACGATTGACTTGCCTGTACTTTACGCACGCGAACAAACGCTAATGCAACGAGTACACGAAGAGTCCAATGGGTATCAAGCTGATGCATTCGTGACATGGGGTGGACGATGAACATTATTGATAAAGTAATCGGTTGGGTTAGTCCACAACGTGCGTACGAACGCCAAGCCTACCGCGATGCATTACGTCAATATGATGCGGCATCTATGGATAGGCTAAACAGTGATTGGCAACCAGCGTATGGGACCGCGGAACAACTTGCAACGGGTTCACGTGATATCATACGTGGTCGAGCAAGAGCTGCCGAGATGAACAGTGACTTAGCAGAAGCCGCTGTGATTGCACTGTTACGAAATGTAATCGGCGCGGGTATTGTCCCACAAGCTAAAGTGCGAAACCGCAATGGTAAATTAAACAACGATCTTAATAAGAAAATTGAGAAAGCATGGGCTAAATGGGCGGAACCTGAAAACGCTGACATTAGGGGCATTTCTAATTTTTATGAACTACAAGAAATGGCTCTAAGACGTATGGTGTATGACGGTGAGATTTTAGTTAATAAAACCTCACAAGGCTCGTACTTACCGTTATCCATTCAGTTGATAGAGGCTGAAAACATTGGCGCAGTAAGTATCACAAACGGCAAGAATAATATCATCAACGGTGTAGAAGTTACCGAACATGGCAGGCCAGTAGCTTACCACATAAGCCAAACTGACCCAATGGGGCTACGTTCTTTTGATACAGTTCGGTTAACAACAGACCAAGCCTTTTTGTTATTCAAGCCTAAGCGTCCATCTCAGATTAGGGGCATAAGCTTATTGGCGTTAGTATTGCGTCGGATTCACGATATCGACGAGTACATGGATGCTGATTTAATCGCCGCACGAGTTGCAGCGTGCTTCAGTGTTTTCGTAACCTCTCAAAACTCCGCAAGACAAACGTCCATGCTACCAAGAGATAGCAAAGGCAGACCTAATATCACAATGGCACCAGGTATGGTTAGACACCTAAGCCCTGGTGAGTCCATCGAGTTTGCAGACCCTAAGCGCAATGCCGGTACTGCAAGCGAATATTCAGCAACTCAGACTAGACGCGTAGCGTCCGGTCTTGGTATGAGCGCTGACATCGTAGCGCGTAATATATCTGGGAATTTCTCAGCTGCAAGGCAAAACTTGTTAGAGGACCAAAAGACATTCCGTCAAGTGCAGAAATTTGTAATCACACACTTCTGTATGCCGATTTGGAAAGCCTTTATTGACGCACTTTACTTAGCAGGTGAATTACCTTCTGACTACTTAGGGAACAAGGACAAATACCAAGAGGTAGCTTGGCTTGCTCCAGGGTGGTCATGGATTGACCCTGTCAAGGAAGTTAACGCCAATAAAGAGGCTATTAAATCCGGTCTTACAACTTTAGAGGATGTGTGCGCATCATCTGGACGTGATTGGGAGGAAGTTCTTGAGCAACGGAAACTCGAACAGGACAGAGCTAAGGAGCTCGGGGTATTACTAGATTATTCCAGTGAGTTGCAACCGCTAACGATGGGCGATGATGACACTACACAGGAAGGAGCTGATGGCTAGTAATGAGTGAACATCAAAAGCGTAGTGTTCTTGGCAACTATTGTCGAGAAACTACTATTGATCAAGTCGATACCGATAGTCGGACAGTAGAATTATCTTTCTCTTCCGAAACGCCATATGGCCGTTGGTTCGGCGATGAAATCCTTTGCCATGATGAAGAGTGCATCAACCTTGAGCGCTTTAATAATGGTTTAGGTACAGCGTTGTTTAACCATGATCGTGATGCGGTCGTGGGGCACGTTGAAAAGGCTTGGATTGAAGATAACCGCGGTAAAGCGTTAGTACGCTTTGACACAGATGAACAATCCGAAACAATATTCCAAAAGGTACAGTCCGGTACGCTACAAGGTGTAAGTGTAGGCTATGCAATCTACCGATATGAGGTATTGGAAGATGAAGATACCAAATCTACTAACGGTCGATTTAATGGTCCGGCTTATGTAGTAACGGATTGGGAACCTTTAGAAATCAGTATTGTATCTGTTCCTGCTGACCCTACTGTTGGCGTGGGACGTAGTGCTGAAGAAATTCATACAAGTATTGACACACAGGAGGATAACACACGTATGGATCCAAAAGAAATTTTAAACAATGAAGAAGTAAAATCTACACCAGTAGAAACTGGTATCACGCAAGAGGATCTTCAAAAAGCTATGGAGCAAGAGCGTAGACGTACATCCGAAATTACTGCATTGTTCCGTGACTTCGATGTAGAAGGTGCTGACGAAGCAATCGTAATGGGCGTATCCGTTGACGAAGCTCGCGCAATGGTAATGGATCAATTACGCGCACGTAATAAAGGCGTGTCCGTAACAATGGGCGAAGCTGAAAGTGATAAGTTCCGTGCAGCTGCACAAGACGCAGTATTAATGGCTGTTGGTATTCCAGTAGCTGACGCTGCACCAGGTGCAAATGAATTGCGTGGTCACTCCTTGGTTGAGTTGGCTCGTGAGTCCTTGCAACGTGAAGGCTTGAAAGCTAACTTCGGCGATAACATGGAATTGGCTCGTCAAGCTATTAACTCTACATCCACATTCCCAGCAATCATGTCCAATCTTGCTAACAAATCTGTAATGACAGGCTTCAACGAAGCAGAAACTACATTCCAAATTTGGGCAGGCAAAGGTTCCAACCGTGACTTCAAAGAAGCTGCACGCGTAGCATTGTCTGAAGCAGGTAACCTTGAATTAGTTCCTGAAGGTGGCCAATTCCCACATGATAGCCTTGGTGAAGCATCTGCTCGTACTAAAGTAGCCACTTATGGTAAATTGTTCAGCCTCACTCGTCAAGCTATCATCAATGATGACTTAGGCTTGTTCTCCAAAATTGCTACTAAATACGGTTCCGCAGCGAAACGCTTAGTAAACAAAATGGTATACGCTCAATTAACTGGTAACGTTAAAATGCAAGACAATATTGCATTGTTCGATACAAAACATGGTAACGTTGCAGGTACAGGTGAAGCATTATCTGTTAAAGCAATCGCAAAAGCAATTACTGCTATGCGCCGTCAAAAAGGTATTACTGGTGATGCTACTCTTAACATCACACCTAAATACTTGGTAGTTCCTCCAGAACTCGAAATGACTGCATACCAAATTGTTAACTCTACTGCTGCAGTAGACGGTGTAAACTCCGGTGTAGTTAACCCTTACAAAGGTCGCTTCGTAGTTGTAGCAGATGCTGAATTAACTGATCCAGATGCATGGTACTTAGTAGCTGACGCATCTCAACATGACACTATTGAAGTAACCTACTTGAATGGCGTTGAAACTCCACGCCTTGAAACTCGCCAAGGCTTTGATGTAGATGGCATCGAGTACAAAGTAGCATTTGACTGTGGCGTAAGTGCTCTTGACTTCCGTGGTGTATTCAAAAACGCAGGTAAATAATTAGGGGGTAAATACATATGGCAAAATTCGTATATGAAACAGACCGAATCAACTACGTGGCAACAGCGGATGTAAAAGCTGGTGACATTGTAGAAGCAGGCGCACTTCACGGTGTAGCAGTAACAGATATTAAGAAAGATGAAATGGGTGCGTTAAAAGTAACTGGCGTATTCAAAGTAGACGCTAATAAATCTGATACATACGCTGTAGGTGATGCAGTAAACTTCGCTTCTGGTAAAGCTGCTAAAACTGGTGGTAAACCATTGGGTATCGCAGTAGAACCTAAGACTGCAACTCAAGATACTGTTACAGTAATGTTGAAAAACTAATTATTGTATTTTTAATGAAATGCGGTCCACATGGACCGCATTCACTCTACGAGGTATAACATATGCTGACCTATGATGAAAGCGCCTTACTCGATGTATTTGGCGAGAAAATAACATATGAAGGTAAGCAGATTAAGGCTAGTGTAGAAATCGGTGAGTATGACGGTAAAGGTTCCGGATTCGTAACAGGCCTTGCTGATAAGGCTAAGGTATGGGTTAGAACTAAGGACGTGCCACTACCTAAGACTAAAGATGTAATCTACATCAATGGTAAGAAGTGGTATGTGGATCATATCTCCGATAGCGACGCTAAAATGCACTGTCTTGAAATTGTGGCCAACGTTAGGACGGTAAGACCATGAGTAACTCACCAATTACCATCGTTGACACTGCTACACCGTATCTTGAATTTATAGCTAAGACGAAACCTGATTGGACTCGTAAAGCGATGAAGTCAGTCGGTTGGATGATGCAGAAGGAAATCAAGGCAGGCATTAAATCCGGCTCACCTGGTGGCCATAAATATGCTAACTTCATGCCGCCTACAATGAGGGCTCAATTTGAGGCAGCATTTGGCGCTAAAGTAAGACGTGCTTATCAAGATGGCGGCAAGGCTTATAAAGAAGGTTGGGGGCTTAAATCCCGAGCTCAACTTATAGCAGGTGGCGTAAAGGAAACCACTGTCGGATACACACCACTCGGTAAGATGTTCCGAGCAGTTGGGTACCAATACGACGCCAGGTCGCAATCAGTAAAAGTAGGGTGGTTATCATCGTCTGCTAAACGATTAGGCGAACAGATTGAGCGTGGTTATACGAAACAAATCACGGAGCCAATGCGTAAGACATTATTTGCCGGTGGCTTTCAACTTGCTAAGGGTAAAACATCATTTAGGATTAAACCTCGTAAGACGTTTGGTCCAATGAGGATAGCCCTACAGCCTAAGTTGGTACCTTACCTAGAGTCTAAAATCGGTGAATATGCACTAGGCAAAAGCACTCAATTCGCATCTAGTAGACGAGCATATAAAGTGAGGTAGCAATGCAAACTATTCCACTAGCGGTCATTGCTAACAGATGGGCAGAAGCGGTTAAGGATAATCAGAAGATTACCGACTACTGCATGGAGCATTTCGGAAAGGACTTAAGTATTTACATTGGCTATGATGATGCGGGAGCGCCTCTTGAAGAGGATTGTCCGTGCGTGATCATCATGATGGATAACAAGTCCGAGGGCTTGGCTAGTTCATACTCTTACACCTTACAACTCGTATGGGGAATAGTACGAGTTGAGGCAGAACGTGAAGGACGTGTAGTGAAATACACAGGAGCGTTCGAGTGTGACGAACTTGGCCAACTTCTCATCGAATGTATCATGGCAGTTAACCCTAACTACCCAGTCATTAACATTGACTACGAAACAGACAATATCTCGTGGCGTCCGGTGTATCCGGGTAAAGCCACACTCACTATAGAAATACCGCATGTAATTGGCGGTAATGTTGAATATTAGGAGGATAAACATGGCAGTAGCTAAACGTGCACAAGGTGCACAATCTTCTCTTACAATGGCCTTTGAAACTGACTTCGGTACTACACCATCTACCGGTGGCGTGGTAATGCCTATTATCAGCTCTTCCTTGAAGGCTAGCCAAAACTTGAATGACTCCTCTGTTATTCGAGGTACACGTAATCCGGCGGCACCTAGTCGCGGTAATATTGATACATCTGGTAGCATTGTTCCACCAGTTGATGTATTGGGCTTTGGCTATTGGTTAAAGCTAGGCTTTGGTGCTCCAACCACAACAGCGCAGGGCTCCGGCAAGAAACACGTATTTAAAATTGGTCCAGATATGCCATCTGCTACCTTTGAACAAGGTTATAAAGACATTAGTACTTACCAACAATTCAGTGGCGTACGTATGAATAAAATGTCCTTAAACTTCGGCGGTGATGCTGAATTAACTGCATCTATTGATGTAATGGGCTGTAAAGAAACTATGGCGGCGGTGCCCTTCGATACTGCACCTAAGTCTATTACATTTACTCCATTCGAAAACCTCGAAGCCACCATAAAAGAAGGTGGCGTTACGGTAGCGAATGTATTGTCCATGAGCCTTGACATTGACTTCGGTTTGGATGGTGACTCTTATGCTATCGGTGGTAAAGGCTTCCGCACTTACATCGATACAGGTATTATCGGCGTATCCGGTACTATTAAAGCCTTCTTCCAAAACATGGACCTATTAAATAAAGCAGTAAACGGTACAGAGTCTAGCTTAGAATTAACGCTTACTAAAGGTACTAACTCCTTGACTATTAAGTTACCGGAATTGATTTACGAACGTAACTCTCCTGGTATCGATGGTCCTAAAGGCGTAAATATTGAACTTCCATTCAAAGCATATTATGGCGATGATGCCGGTCAATCTGCAGTAGTATTTGAATTGGTTAATAGCCAAACATCTTACTAATAGAACTCATTAGGAGGTAACTATGAATATTCAAGGTAAAGAATTAAAACCAAGAGCCCTTACATGGACTGAGCGTGATGCGTTAATTAAAGCCGGTCTAGACTTCGTGTATTGTCCAGTAGATGTTGATGATCAAGTTGCATCTATTGTACGTAGTCGTGATATTATGCGTTTCATCTTAACGGATGTGTACGAACTCACAGACGAACAACTCAATACTGTAAGTGATAAGGACGCAATGAACTTCGCCGGTGAAGTCATTACATTAACTTACCAACTACAAGAAGAAACAGAAAAAAACTAGAAGAGGCGTGGAGGTGGATGTCCTCGGATAGGCCGAAGTACTGCAAGGGATGTAAGGAATTACAAACCGCTACAAAGCAGTCCTTCGACTGCTCCGAGTGTGACTTTAACCCACCACGCCTATTATTCGGTTCAAAACTGGCTATGAAACTGTATAACCTATCACGCAGTCAAAGAAATTACCACTCAGGCGGACTAGCCGGGTTCGACTATCCGGCTATACGTACAGTGGCTGAGATTAATAACATTAATCTAAATCCGATGTTATTTAGTCTTATGTGGATATTGGAGGGATTAGAAATGGAGGCGATGAATAAGGATGTCGAATAACGTAGTAGATATCGTAGTGCAACTGACCGATAAGAATGCAAAAGCCGGTTTAGAGAAAATCGCCGCTACCTCTAAGGGAACAGTTGCAGAGCTTTCAAAGTTAAAGAATGAAATGTTTGCCATTGGTGCGAGTGCCGGTCTTGCCGGTCTTGGTTCAAAACTCGCAAAAGAGGCACTAGCTTGGAACTTATCAGTAAAGAAGATGCAATCCTTAACAGGTGCGACTGCTGAGCAAGCAAGTACATTCCTCTCCGTTGCAAACTATATGGGTGTAGCTACTGATGTTAGTACTGTAGCATTCGCTAAATTTGCGAAGGCTGTGTCTAACGCACAAGATAAAATGCAAGTTGCATCCGCAGAAGGTAAACTAGCTACTGACATGTTCAGTCGGCTAGGTGTTAGCATTGATCAGATTGAGGGCAAGAATACCCTTGAAGTGTTCAAAATCATTCAAGACCGATTAAGGAACATGAAGGACGGTGCTGAAAAGACACGGGTTGAAATGGAACTATTCGGTAAAACCGGATACCAACTTCATGGAATGCTAAATATGTCAGCAGACGCCATGAAGCAAGTCGAAGACCGTGCAAGAGCAATGGGGCTCATCATTGATGATGAAGCTGCTAAAAAGTCCGCTGCCTTTAATCGTCAGTTAAAAGATATGGAACAGACCGGCAAGAGATTGGCCATTATGATTGGTCAAGAACTTTTACCGGTGGTTATGGAATATGCACAAGGTGCAATCAATCTAACAAAGTCTTATAGTAATCTAGCCACAGAACAAAAGGAAGCTATCGCAGGACTTATTAAATTCGGCTTAGAAGCTAGTATAGCAATCACAGGAATTCAATCCATTACAAGTGCATTGAAGTTCATGCGATTGGCTACTATAGCAGCCGCCGGACCTTGGCTTGCATTAGCAACCGCTATTGGTTTAGCCGGTAAGGCACTATTAGATTATCGCTATAAGGAACAGACCAAAGGCACAGACCTAGGTGTTGAAGTTAATGGACTTAGAGCTCATAGAAACCTAAACGCACCTGGCACTAATTCTGATTACATGGCTAAGCATGATGGGCGCTACTATGTAGAAGATAGTGCTTGGTTTGGACTAGTAAAGAACGATCGCTTGGCAACGAAAGAAGAAGGAGCTCAAATCGATGCTGCTATTAAGGCTAAGGAAGCGGCAGATGCTGCGAAGAAGAAAGCCGAAGAGGAGCAAGAGAAACTTCAAAAAGAAATTGATGATGCCAAGAATGGGCTTACTAATAATGAGGCTATCAACAAGGCTAATGAAGAAGCTAATAAGGCGGCTAAAGCCCAAGAGGCAGCGGCTAAAAAGGCAGAACAAGCAGCTGAAAAACTAGCAAGTTCGGTAGAACGTCTTAACGAGCTTATCCGTAGTCTTACTCTTCAATCTTTGGAGATTGATGGTAGCCAATACGAAATCGATAAGCTTAATGCTAAGAACCAATACGAAACGAATAATAAGAATATCCGTGAGATTATTCGTTCTGCAGCCGGCTTAAATGGTGGCGGAGGTGCTGGTCAAGCGTCAAGTGTACTAGAGGCGGCTAATGCTCAGTTAGGTAAGAAGTACGTATTAGGCGCTGAAGGGGACTGGGCTACAGATTGCGGAAAGCTATTCGCAGACAGTATCAGGGAATCATTCGGTGTTAGTACTGCTAGATATGTCCCATACATAATGCGTGATGCTAGAGCCGTAGGTGCATGGCATGATCCAGGAGATGGCTATGTTCCTAAAGCCGGTGACGGTGTAGTTGTACTTGGTGATAACCACGTAGTCATTGCTGATGGTAATGGTGGCTATACTGGTGCAAACTCTCATGGGCCTAATGGTGTGGGACCTGGACAAGTACTTCAATCCAGTTCTATTGAAGGAGATTTCGGCGCAGTAACAGGTTATGTAGATACCGCACTATATGCAAAATCGTATGGCGGTAATGTTGGTGGCGGATGGGGTAGCTCAGTCGATGCCTTAAAAAATGCTAATGCTAAAGCGTTGGCAAGTTCTAACCTAGTAGCGGAAGCTAAGGCTAAGAACGAGGAAGTATATCAAAAGAAACTCGAAGAAGCAGACCGTAATCAAAAAATCCGTGTACGTAAGATGAACGAGGAAATCTCGAAACTTGACCTTGAACGCACAGGTGATCGCTTGCAATTACTCAAGACGGAAGCCGAAGCCCAAAAGGCTCAAATTGACGATAACGTTCGTGAGTACACAAAGGCAGTTGGTGATAAGACATTAGCTGAAAAACGAGCTAATGCTGAGAAGCTAAAGATTACTGCTGATACGGAACAGAAAATCAGAGAGTTAGCATATACGCAACTTAACGAGGACTCTGAACATCAATCTAACTTAGTAAGGCTTGGGCGGATATCCCAATCGGATGCAGACCAAGTACTTAATGAACAGTTACGAGCATACATCGAATTCGCTCAACGAGAACTTAATGAAGCTCAGTTAAGCGCTACTCAACGCTTGCAAGTAGAAAAGAACCTCGTTGAAGCTCAGCAAAAGCTATGGGAAATGGCCGGACGTAACTTGCGTACTAGTCTACAAGAAGGTGCTAGACAGTATAGCTTAGAGGTAGTGAACTATGGCGACCTAGCCAAGTCTACCTTTGATAGCACAATGAGCAGTATTAACTCCTCATTTACTAGTCACTTGGAAAACATCGCAACTGGTGCTGAGTCATTCGGTAAGGGGCTTAAGAATATCTTCAAGGATATTACAAACAGTATCCTTAAAATGCTCGTAAATCTATCCTTCCAACAGTATGTACAGCCTAAGCTACAAAGTCTATTTGGTGGAGTGGTGAGCGGTATCGGTGCTATAGGTGCCGGTCGTGGCGGGGTATCTTCGTTTGCTAGTGGCGGCTCTTTCAGTTCTGCCTTTACAGGTAATAGCTTTGGTAAGTTCGCAAGCGGTGGTATTGCTCCTGCAGGTATGACATTAGTTGGTGAGAATGGTCCAGAGCTCTTACAGTTCAACTCTTCTCATCGCATTTACAATGCAAGCCAAACACGTAAGATGATTGGCGGTGAAGGAGCTAATAAAGTAACGGTTAACATCATCAATCAATCTGGCCAACAACTGGATAGCCAACAACAAGAAACTAAGTTCGATGGCGAACAAATGATAGTTGATGTAGTAGTATCTAGTCTTATGACAAACAAAGGAGGTATGCGTGATGCCATTAAGGCAGCCGCAGTATAGCGTATGTTAGAATTTCCGAATATTCGATGGCCAATATACCCTATCGATGAAACTACACCCGATGTGACTCGTAAGGCTCAGGTAGAAAACATGACGATGTTAACCCATCGCAAGACTACGAAAGCGTTACGATCGTATTCAGTAAATTACAAGATACCGACTTCGGAATATATCAAGCTAAGGAATTTCTTTGACCAGGTTAATACTGCAGAGATATTCCTTTGGACACATCCTGAGACACGAGCGAAGGTAAGAGTAAGGTTTGCGGACCAACTCCACTTCTCCGCTAGTGATTATGGGATATGGGTAGGGTCAATTCAGTTACAGGAGGCGTAGATGTTAACGTTATCAACTGCATCAATCATTGAAAAGAATAAGATATCCTCCACTGGAGCATGGGTAATGGCTATTGAACTTCACCATCCGGAAGGGAATATCCTCCTCGTGAATAACACAGAGGACTTAACCTTAGCCGGCAAGAAGTACACCGCCTTCCCATTCAAGCTAGAGGATATCAACGAGGACACTAAGCAGATGCCTAACGTTAAACTCTCTGTAGCGAATGTAACCGGGACTATCCAACGGTTAGTAGAAAAGAATAAAGGCCTCACAGATTGTGAGGTCAATATTCGAATATTCAATACTAACTTGCCGGACATTATTGAACTAGAAGAAACGTTCATCATTAATGCATCCCAATCTAAAGCAGACTGGGTAGTGTTCACATTAGGTACAGACTTCTCATTTTCTCGTAGGTTTCCGCCTGTTCGAGTAATGAAAGACTACTGTCCTTTTAAATTTAAGTCTGTAGAGTGCGGATACAAAGGGTACGCACAATCATGTAATAAAACTCTAAAACGCTGTCGTGAGTTAAATAATAGCGTTAGATTTGGTGGCGAACCAACAATACCACAAGGGGGATTATATGAATCTAACTCTAAATAACCTAGTAGGTACTCCATGGAAAGAGTTACCTTGTTGGGAGCTTGTGGTAGAGGTGTACAAGAGAGCCGGTATTCAGCTTGAGCCATACGCAACGTATTGGCCAGATATGAACTCTCCTTGGCACGAAGTCAAGGAGCCAGAAGTAGGGGACATAATTGTCATGAACCTCTACGGTAATAATGCTGATCATATCGCAGTATATGTAGGCGAAGGTAAGATGATACATTCTACCGAATATGCAGGCGTATGTATCGTACCAATGGACAGATTAAGAAAACGTATATTAGGAATGTACAGGCACAAGGAGGCTCAAAATGATTAGATTAGTAATTGCTCGAAACCCATTCGACCTTACCACTAAACAAGAGACCATTGTGCCTTTTGTTGAAGGTAAAAAGCTAAACCAATATTTCACTGAACCAGGTGAATGGGTGCACTCCATAAATGGTGAGTTAGTAGATGATACCGCATCACCTACTGATGAAGCTTATGTAGTGGTATTGCCTAAACTTGAAAAGCAAGCATTCGCTATCTTATTATCTATTGGTTTATCAATAGCGACTGCCGGTATTGCCTCCGGTGCGATATTCGGTATTACTAGCGTATTAGGTCGTACGTTAGCAGCAATGGCTATCGGTATGATTGGTAACGCGATCATATCTAAAATAGCTGCACCTAAGACAGATAACTCTAATACAGAGCAGTCCGCTACTTATGGTTGGCAAGGGGCACAGACTATTATTGGCCAAGGTCATCCTTTAGCCATTACCTATGGTAAGTGTAAAAGTGCCGGTATGCTTATATCTCGCCACGTAACGAGCGACGGTGAAAAGCAATATCTTAACCTCTTATACTGTGCGGGTGAGGGGCCTATTGACGCTATAACGGACGTTAAATTAAACGGTAACCCTATCGGCAACTACAAGGAAGTTCAACTCGATGTAAGACTCGGTACGAATGACCAAGAGATTATCCCTAACTTTAACGATAACTATGCTGACCAACCTTTGACGTATGAGCTTACCAACGACTGGTCAATACATCAAACGCAAGGTAACTTATCTACTGCGTTAGAGGTTACTATATCACTCCCTAATGGTTTGTATTATTCAAATGATAAGGGCGGACTGAGTGAAACGTCAGTCACTATTGAAGGTGGCTATCGTAAAGTAGGCTCTGCAGAGTGGATACCATTACCGATTAGTAACAATGGTGGCCAAAGCGCTATGCTTGAAAAGACAGATAATCGTTGGTTTAAACGGAACAGTCACTCAAGAACGTCTATCGACAATAGCCAATATACTGGCGTTATCAAGGATAGCTCGAATAAAGCTATCTATCGTGTGTTCCGGTTCGATGTAAAAGAACCAGGGCAATACGAAATCCGTATGCGATGTGCACATAAGGACGGTAATTCTAACCGCCACGTAAACAAAGTATACTGGTCACAGTTAACTCAGATTGTCTACGATGACTTTATTCATCCTGGTAAGGTGCTCATCGGTATTAAGGCACTAGCTACTGACCAATTAAATGGTAATGATCCAAACGTAACTTGGATTCAAGAGCGTAAAACAGTATGGGTATTTAACACCTACACTGGAGCGTATGAAGCTAAGCCTGCTAATAATCCTGCATGGGCTTGCTACGATATCCTTCATCATTGCCGTAAGATTGGCGATGAGTATGTAGTTAAAGGTGCTCCTCGTGAGCGCTTCGTATATGACGCATTTAAGGCGTGGGCCGATAAGTGCGACGAGAAGCATATTACATTTAACTACATTTATGACAATGCTAGCCAAGTATGGGATGCACTTAAATACGCTGAGAATGTAGGTAGAGGTAAGGTAATACCTTTAGGTACTCGGTTTAGTTGTATTTATGATTATGCTGCTACACCTACTCAGCTATTTACTGTAGGTAATATCAAAATGGATTCCTTTATGGAAGAGTTCCAAGCTACATCATCTAGGGCAAATGCTATCGAGGTATCATTCCTCAATAAAGCAAAAGACTATGAGCGTGATGTACTTCCTGTGTTTAGTGAAGAGTATGACGTGACTACATCGCTCACCAGTCCAGCGCAAGTCGAACTCATGGGATGTGTGGATGTAGACCAAGCCTACAATTACGCTAAACACTACCTAAGAGCGAATAAGTACGAGGTGCGTACTTGTACCTTTGAGGCTTTCACAGACGCCATAGCGTGTACGATAGGGGATGTAATCCTACTACAACACGATGTGACGGACTGGGGGCAAGGTGGCCGTGTAGAGTCTGCTGTAGGTAATAAAGTAACTCTTGATAGAGAGGTTACTTTTGAACAAGGTAAGACTTATAGGCTCATGGTGCGTAACGCTAAAACGGATGCTTTAGAGTCTTACGACGTAACTGGTGTAACCGGTAAGACCTTAACGCTTGCTAGTAATGCGGTTATTCAGACCGACGATTTATACACCTATGGTGAAGCTACAAAAGAAGCTAAACCATTTAGGGTATTATCCATTAGCAAGTCTAACTCTGAAATGACTCGTAAGATATCCTGTATTGAGTACTACCCTGAGTTGTACGCCGGTGATGAAGGATCAGTACCAATCATCGACTACACAACAAAGTCTGATGTAATTAAGGTTATTAACTTAGTGCTCTTAGCTGACGTCAAGACATTAAAAGACGGTACTGTACTTTGTGATATCAATGGTACTTGGCAACTGCCACGGGGTAAGGTGGCCAAAAATATTATCGTGTATTACAAGCCTGTTACCGCTAAAGAGTGGCAACAGTTCAAAGTACTAGATGGCAGTGCTACTAGCGTAACTATTCCAAGTGTAGCGACCGACGTTAACTACGACGTTAAGATTGTATGCACCAATAATACTGGTGCTGCGTATGAAGGAGTAGAGCGTGCAGTGTATGTGAGTGGTAAGGAAATACCACCGGCTACACCTAAAGGCTTTAAGGTGACTCAGGACGCAGTAAATAGTAGCGTACTTCACTTATCATGGGAGCCTAATACAGAGGCTGACCTACATGGTTACACTTTATATGACGGAAATGATGTAGTGCTGATTAAACATATAGGCGGTACATCCTACTCATACTTCATTCCGAATACTGGCAATTACCTGTTCAAGCTATCTGCTATTGATACATCTGGTAATGAAAGTGGTAAGGCTGAAGCTCGTATTACTGCGAGTGTATCCGCTGAGAGTGTGGCTACACCTAAAGCACCGGCTCGAGGTGAGGTGAAAATTGGTAAGACGATCACTGCTGCATGGGACCCAGTAGAGAATACCTACATCGATTACTACGAAGTTCGACTTGATAGTAATGTTGGACAGTCCAATAATCTATTAGCCAAGACTACAGACATTCGCTCTGAAATTAAGTTATCGGCTCGTAGAGGTGCGGTATTCGTTTACGCACACAATCCTGTTAAAGGTTACGGTCCGGCGCTTAGACTTGACTATAATGCAGCAGTTCCTAAAGCTCCGACGAATGTCAAAGTAAAAGGTAATATTACAGGCGTTAGCGTGGTCTTTGATAGCATACCGGATACTTGTATAGGCGCTAATATCTACATCGGCACAGAGAAGTATTTCGTTATTACAAACGTAAATATGATACCGCATGACCCAGGTGTATTTGATGTAAAAGTTGCCTATGTTGACGTGTTCGGCGAAGGTACATACTCCAATATTATTGGTAGCTCTGTACCGGCTAGTATTGACCCGGCTTTAATTGACAAGGAATCTCTTGGCATTAAGGCTATGGACGATAAGATTAAGGAGCTCACAAAGACTGCTAATGCATATTCTACTCAAGTTAAAAACTTAACTACTAATATGGCTACTCAATTCAGCCAATTAGAAGACGGCATTGACTTGAAATTAAAAGCATTAAATGGTGATGAGCTAATCAGTCGTATCAATCTAAGCTCTACAGGAACAAGAATTGACGGTAAGTTACTGCACGTTACAGGGCAAGCATTATTCGACAATAATATCATTACTAAACGGATGCTCGCTGCCAAAGCAGTATCTGCAGACAAGCTAAACGTTAGCTCCTTAAGTGCTATCTCAGCTAACCTAGGTGAAGTAACAGGCGGTAAGATTATCGGCGGTACGATCCAAAATAAAACCGGTACATTTAAAGTTGACGCCAACGGTAATATAGTAGGTGCTAACATTACAGGCTCTCGTATTGACGCTCAATCCATTATGCAAGCCGGGTTTAAAATCAGAAACATTGACGTACAAATCTACAAAGTACGTCATGGCGACTATTGTCCCCTACTAGAAGGCTTTACAGAGTCTCAATGTACGTTTATCCCTGTTGGCTATAAAATGACAGAAGATTATAGTGACGTAACAGGAGGTACTAGCGATGGTCGAGAAAAATGGGATATCGCTAATGGGCGAAGGATTGATGATTGCACAATATATTTCCAGTCTAATATATCGAGCAACTATCACGATACTAAGCCAACCATTGGACTAAATGGTCGCAGGGCTGTTTGCCAATCGATATGGTATCGTTATTTCAGCAATCGGGATGATGATGGCTATCATCATCATATCTCCTTTGGGGAACTATACGTTCTCGTCATTGGTAAAAAGTAGTGTTACAAACCATAGATTAGACGATAAAAAGGAGGACATATGGTCGAACAAGATTTAACACTCCACGCTGGACAAGACTTTTCTATCAGTTATGTAGTACCACCAGAAAGTGATATGGACCTAAGTCAGTACAAAGGCGCTTGTAAAATTCGCAAGCGCCCATATGACAATATGATATTAGAGTTGCATTCTGTGGTAGAGTCAAAACAGGTAAGGTTTTATATTTCTGGCCAAGAGTCAGCGGAGAAGAAAATAAAGGGAGGCGATTACATCTACGACGCATTCCTTTATAACGATGACCACTGGCTAAAAATTGGCCAAGGTACGATTACGATCGTTCCGGATATTTCTATGCATGATTAAAGGGGAGGTAACTTATCATGGCTGAAACAAACAATACTTTAACAATCAAATTTGACAAAGAAACAACATTACCATTGTTGGAAGGCTTGGGTAAATCTGCTTATGCTATCGCAGTGGCTCACGGCTTTAAAGGTGATGAGCAAGCATGGTTAGATAGCTTACGTGGTCCTAAAGGTGATAAAGGTAGCGCGGAAGAGACGGCTCAAATATTAAAGAAAGATGGCGAATTTCTTAAAAGCGTAAAAGGTCCTAAAGGGGATGTGGGCAGTGCCGAAAAAGCAGCTGAGCTTTTGAAAAATAAAAACGTATACTTGCCTGATGCAAGCGTAGATACAGTATTGGCTAAGCTAGTAGAGATTTTAGGCGATACTATCCACGTGGAATTCAAACAACTCGAATATTTCCAACCAGTAGCCGGTCAAGAATTCTTAGACCTTAAAGGTGAACCGAACTTTAAGATCTCTGTAAATGGCGGTGAGAAACGTGTATTTGAAAGTGATAATATGCGTGTACCTATCAAAGCGTTTGGCGAAGATGATATCAAAGTATCCTACTTTGACCTTGCAGACCGTGAAGTAGGTGTTATCTCTATCAAAGGCCTTGAAACTACTGTGGCGGATGACACTTACACAGACGCAACAGGGGCTAAATTCACTAAATTCGGTAAGAAATTAGTATTGCGTTTGGCTGATTATAACGGACACTCCTTTAATTGGTTAGGCAAATGGACTAAAGCCGATATTGATGTATTGGAAATCGTTTCTGAAACACAAAAAACAATACTCGATAGTGATACCGCCACTAAAAAATATGACGGCTTAACATTTATCATTAAAAAGCCTAGCAACGTAAATTTAGAAACTCGTGTAGACCAAGGTACGGTATCCATCACAACAGATGAGAGAAGTGTAAGAGTAACACTAGACGACCACTTAGAATGGAACGGCGGCACATACGAAAGTGAACATTTATAATCCATACCTAATCATTAGTTAGCACAGAGTAAGGGGGTGTATATCTCATCTGGGCTTTGCAGTTTGAGCTGAACGATTTGCTTACGACGTTAACTATCGTAGGCATCGTAGCAGGTGCAGGATATCGGCTTCTGATAGTTCCGCTATTAGACCGTCTGGAAGCACAACGAATACAGGATAATATATCCTTCACGAGTAAGTGGGATACACTCTTTGATACTCTTAATGAGTTAAAAGAGGATATGAAACTCTCACGTGCTGAACGTGTAAAATCGGAGGCTACCTTCATGATGTTAACCACGAAGCTAGAATCCATGGAAAAGCGAATTAATGAGTTAAGGGAGGAACTACATGATCATACCACCTCGGCTCATGGACAGCGCTAAGAAAGTATTTAAATCTGTTAGGGTGGCCAACATCCACCCTACAGGTGTGCTAGCGACGAGGGCATTAGTCCTCGTCATGCTAGTACCTATATTGTTAGTAGTCATCGAATATGTAATGGCGTTCGCTACAGGGTATGTATCCGATGAAACAGGGAAATTAATTAGCACAGGTATTAACATTATTGACCATATCTTTATACCAAGCGTACTAACGGCCCTTGTAGGGTTCTTAGCGCTTTGGATTGATAAGGATAATAACGGCGTACCTGATAAGCTAGAAGAACAACCAAAGGTACCGCCTATGATGGAAAGGGGGAGTGCGGATGATAAACGTTAGTTTAAGCGACTTAAACGACTACTGCAGTAGGGCTATGGGTTACATTGATAAAGTATACCTACACTGGACTGCGGGTCGATATAACCAACAATTTGATGATTACCACATCAACATTGATGGGTGTGGAAATATTTACATTGACGGTGAATTGACAGACCATAAAAGCCACACATGGATGCGTAATGGTAGAGCTATAGGCATATCCTTAGATTGCGCATATGGGGCTCAATGGGTAAATGACCTCGGTGATTACCCACCGACTGCCGCACAAATTGAAACGCTAGCGCAAGTTGTCGCAGTATTATGTGTAGACCTAGGACTGCCTGCTAGTATCAGTAATGTGTTAACCCATGCTGAGGCAGCGGATAACATGGACGGGTTTTACGCACATGATCCATACGGACCTAATTCTACATGTGAACGATGGGACTTATGGGTAGTTACCCAAGGTGATGAACCTGGTAGTGGTGGCGATGTAATACGAATGAAAGCTAAATATTACGCTCAGCAATGGGGAAGTAATATATAGGGGGTATATATGTATGAAAAAATCAAGTCTACAGTTACTGGCTATCCTAAGCTTTATTATATTATCGGTGCTATTGTGCTCCTCTCCATCTTTTGCCTCTGGTACATCTTCCACGAACCAACAGGAAGCAACAATCACGATTCCCTTAACACAGTGGAACGAATTGAAAAGCAACAACGAGAAAGCATTAAGCTTAATCGAGACATCCAGTCTTCCATTGACCGAGGCACAGTCCTTAGTCATGAAGCAAAGGGAAGAATTGAACGCAGCGCACAATACAATCTCGACATTGGAAACCGAATTGATGAAAGCCAAAATGCTATCCATGAAGCAAGAAGTTACCTTGTCAGAAATGCAGAACTCATTGACCGAATTGAAAGGGCAAATAGAGAACGACAAGAAAACTATCAAACGACTACGGATGCAACGCAACCTATCTCAGATGGTGGGAGCGGGAGCAGTAATCGGAGTAGTGATTCATCGATAGAGAGGTGATCCAATTATCTCCATAGCGTGTAATGGTGGATACACGCAACTATCAACTATTAGTTGTCAGTTGAGCAGATGGACTAATGTGAACATGTTCCAAAATGGAACACGTTGCCATAAATTTTTATGTAAGATAGTAGGATGTTTGACCAAATTTATATAATAGTATATATTATATAAATCGTTAAAATTTGTTATAGTTTTGTAACGTTGCTCAACTGTTACTCAACCTTTTAAAAGTTTTAATGCTATAAACTCAGTAGTTACAAGGATTTTGAATGGTAATAGAATTGTACTCCAAATAATTTGGCGCAAAAATCCCCCCCGGCCACCCCCCCCGGGTTTTTTTTTTTTTTTTATTT